GCTTTAATCTTGTTTTTTGGGTATTCTAGATTAATTATTTGATTGATAACATTTTCTAAATCCTCTGGATTTTCACTATCGTCTTCTAGGCAAATACCTATATTCGGAAAAAGTTGTTTTCTAGCAAATTCAACCTTCTCTTCAATAGTTTTATTTGGATGCCAGTCTTGCACTCTCTTATATAGACATAATCTATCTAATTCAAAAAAGTCATCAGACTTACTGAATCCTATAAGTTCATGTTTTTTTGCTAAACAACCTACTTGCTGACCCTCGCTAGAGTCAGCAAAACAGCACCCCTTACAGTTAAGCATTTTAACCCCTTACCGCTACGATTTCATAAGTGTATCCAGATATTTTTTGGGTTTGTATTTTTAAACCGTTTGCTTTCAGTATTCTAGTTATATTCTTTAAAGAAGATATAGAATTACTTTGCTCAACAATTGCCCCAAATGAACGCTCGTCTATTTGTCCAGAAATAAGCTGCCTTGATAACACATTGCAATCCAAGCCTCTCAAACTAAGCTTACCGCCCAGTCTTATCTTTTTCAATAACGAAGCAAGGCTGCCTTCAAGCTGGCTAGATTTAAATTTATCTACAACTCCATTGGCTCTAATCTCTAAGCACTCTGAGTCAGATATGTCGAACATATTTATAAAACCGTCTTCATTTACAACTACAGCCTTGTATCCAGATATTGCTTCTTCTGAATTTCCCACTATGTCTATTTTCATTTTAAATCCTCGTATACTTTTCTAAAAATGCTGTTCCAACTATCTATGTACTTTTGCTCAGAAAATATATCTAGAACGGTTTCTCTAGCAGCTTTACCGATGCTAACTCTAAGAGCTTTATCGTCCAATAGTTGTTGGATATAACCTTTAAATTCTTCTTCATCGTTTGTTAAAAAACCATTACGTCCATGCTCAATAAAGCTTGGTATAGAACATGTAGCCGTACTCACTACAGGTTTGCCACAAGACATAGCTTCAAGGATAGCTGTCGGCATCTGGCTTTCCGTAGTAGTGTTGACATAAACAGCGCACTTATTATATTCTTCTCTAAGATGCTCTAGTGAAGATGCAACCTTTGAAAGTCCCGGCGTATCACCAAGCACTTTTGCGTTGAAGCCATTAATTATACGCTGCCAGCCACTAAAATTCAAGCAATAATCTCTATTAACAAAATCATTTTGCACTGTAAATACTGTTTCGTCTGACTCTACTTCTATCGGTTTGAAAAATTCATGGTCAATAGAATTGCATATAACTGTTTCACCTTTGTCAAAACCCCAAGACTCTCTGGCGTATTCACTAATAAATACATTGTAGTCACCCCAAATGCTTTTAAACATCTGTAGCTGTTCGGGGGTATAATTTGAAGTTGGAATAGTGTGTTCAAGGTGTATGATCGGCAAACCTATTTGCTCCTGTATTTGCCTTGATATTTGCAGTTGACCAAATTTACTTTGAGATAATATAAAGTCAAAATCTATTTCAGGATACATATTTTCTATTGGATGGTAGTTTTCTGGAATCTTAGCGAAATCTTCATTCCAAACTTTGCAGTCTTGATATCTAAATGCATAAAAATTATGTCCTGTTTTTGCCATTTGCGATTGACATCGCTCATGAGTGTCAAAGCAAAGAATGTCTAACCTTTCTTTGTTCTTTGGTTTTATTGCTTTTTGAATAATTGATTGTGAGCTATATGTCATTTAACTGTTCCTTTAAAATACTTCCTACGTTTGCGTATGAGAATTTTTCTACCTGTTTTAGCCCAGCCACTCTGTTTCTTTGACTGTAGCCGATTGGGTCATTGCCCCATGATTGATAGTATTTTCTCATCTGGTCTCTAATTTGCTTTTCGCATGGTTGGAACCAGTATTCTTTGGAGGTAAAAAGATCTGGAAACGCTGAGTCAACTGATTTACAGCAAGAGTAAACTCCATTCACAAGGGTTCCTGTTCTCCAATTTCCTTTGTCTATAAATTCACAAGGTCCGCCAAAGTTACTTGCTATTGGCGTATTGCCGAAAGCCATAGCTTCTAAAGTTGGAATACTCCAAGCCTCTCCGTGAGATGGGCATACAAAACAATCACAATACTGATGTAAAGAAAACAAGTTGTCTTCGGGAAGCTTGTCTGTTATAATAACTTCCTGCTTATAGCTATTTCTTATTCTAAGCTTCTTTTTTATTTCAGTTATATATTCTACAACCTTAGAGTGTAACTCTTGGGGGCTTAGTCCAAACTTATTAAACTTTAATATTAGAGATACATTCTCATCTTCTTCAAACTCAGAATGAAAACAAGTCAAGATAGATTCTAGATTTTTTCTATCGTTAAAATCCCCAACGTAATAGAATTTAAATGTGTTTTCTGTTTGTGGAATAGAAATTTCTCCGTAACGCTTTTTGTATTTCGACACATCGCAAGTGTGATGAATAACTTTTACGGGCGGTGTGATCTTATGCGACTCCAAACACTGCTTAGAAGTCTCATTAGCAACCCATACCTCATCCATCAAGTCCATTTGATAAAACCAATTCAAATGTTTTATATTTAAAGTTTCTGTTTCCATAAATGCTATGGTTTTCTTAAACTCGTCAGAGCCAACGTAATGATGAGGTAGGACATGCTGAATACAAATGTCACAACCTTTAGAATCTTTTTTTTCTAATTCTAAAATTCTTGGGTGAACATCCTGCTTGTCTTGAGTTAGTGTTACGTTTCTACAAACAACATCAACACCTACGCTGTCTAACGACAGTATATTGTCTGTTGCCGCTTGAGACCAGCCCCCAAACTCTTTATAATGTCCCAAATATAAAATTCGCATTCTCAACCTCTTTATAGTTTATATTTTTTGTCTTGTAAGATTTATACTTTTCATATATCTCTTTGTCAACCCACCAATCTTCTACTGGGCCGTATCCGTCTAGTACAACATCTGCGTAAAGAATTTCGTAACCTTGACCGCTTAACACTTCCCTGTAGTGATAATATTCTTTTTTTATCTTTTCTTTGTGTTCGTCATCATGACTTTGAAGTTCTATATCTTGCGATTGAAATAAATTATGCTCTAAAGTCAATACCTTAAACCTATATCTATCCCAATCAAACTCATTAAATACTTTTAATTGAGCGTCATCAACATCTAAAGATATATAATCTATAGCGTCTGGACAACCCAGAGAACTCAAATGTTGATTTATGTTTACTTCTAATAAGTCTACACAGCTAACTTTACAAGTTCTTTTGTTTTTGACACGATTGTACCAACTCTCATCATAGTCTATAGCAATACCTTTCCATCCTCTATATCTCTCAAAGAAATAAGTATTGCTGTAAAATTCTACAGGTCGCCCCGCAAGACCGCCAGTGCCAGCGCCTATGTCTAAGAAAAACCCTTCATTCTTCTGTAAAATTTTATTTACAAAAACATCTTGTTTTACTTGAGCGTTAAACATCAAGACTGTTGCCTCTGTTTTAACGTTTCAATTCTTTTCTGCTCCCATTGGTTTCTTCTATTGCACAGTCCTGACATTTGATCGTAAGCGATATCGTAATTAAACGGCTGTCTGCGATTCATTCCATCAAAAGCAGCAGAAGATTCATTAAAATACATACCACCGGTTGATGCGGTTGCTTGTTTGTATATTAAATCCCTTGTTAGCCTAGCTTCAAAAAAGGTGTTAAGCTTTTCTGGTTCTCTTAAAACGTCTGAAATCAAGTGTTTAGCAAGCTGCGTATTTGATATGGGTGCAGATTGTGAAAAGTCTATTTTTGGAGCTGGCTCTTGTATTCTAGCTTCAGAAGCCCACGTCTGCTCAAGTGGCAAAGCTTCAAAACTATCAAAGTATTTTTCCCACTGAGAGCCACTTAAATGCCATTGATAATACTTCTCAAACATTTCTCTAGTATTTTTTCCAATAGAAGCTCTTTCTTCTTCTGATTTTGAAAAGAACTCTAAGAAAAGACTTGCCGCAGCATCGTTATCTGGCACAGCACGTAGACATCCGGTTTCCAACTCCTTGTATAAAGCTTTAGGTTTAATCGGATAACCCTCTAGCTTCCTTAACACGCTTTCCATAGCCGAATAGTCCGTTCCGCAGACAGGCACTCCGCAGGCGGCAGCCTCTACTTGTGGTAAACCAAAACCTTCAGAATTTGCATACTGAGTAAATAGGTCAAAACAGTTTACCACATTAGATAATTCCTCATAACTAAGTCCATTTTTTACATTAGATAGCGTTGCTCCAAACCTACCAGTGTAAGGCGATTGAACCATAGCGCCTTTAAAAACAGAAGTAAATGGCTTTTTAGTCTCTGGGCAAATATAAGTAAATAATACCTTAGATCCAATTCCATGTTCGTTTAAAAGTTCAGGTATGTCCCAGCCTAAGTCTGGATAAGACGTATGGCAGTATAGGTAATAGTTTTTATCTTCTGATTTATCTAAAAATTTCTTAAATGCTTCAAACAAGTCTGGATATAGCTTGCGCCTTTGGTTTCTCATAACCGTGCCAATAATTTTACAGTCTGGGTCAAGACCCATAAGTTGCTTGTGTTTCCTCTTGTCTTGAGTGGGCTTGTATGCAGGGTGAGCAGATGGGGGTGCGCTACCTAAATACTTAATCTTACCACCAGACTGATCTTGCAAAATACCACCCGCCCAATCTGAGTATGTTAGACAGGCATCTGCACTTGTGTAGGTTGCAACCCATTGTCTTGCTTGAGGTCTAGCGTCAACCGTTGGCATGATAGCCCATTTAAAATAAGGTCTAAATGGAGATCGTTCAGCAAAATCTAGCATCCAAAAGTCACGAATATCGCACACCACATCTGGCATAAAATCTAGACAGACATGCTCAAAAATCCATTCTCCAAACTGAGATGAAGGAGTAGCATTATAAGAGTCTAGTTCTTGCTGAGAAGCTTTTGGTTCGCTTTGTTGATTAGGCACTACGCCGTAGTATGTCCAAGGAATGTTAGCTGCCCTTGGGTCATTTCTCTCTCCGTAGGCTGCCAACTCTGCTAGTTCATATTTACCAGTAGAATGTAAATAATTTAATATTTCCCTAGTATATGTAGCGTACCCTGTGTTTAGAAATGTAGCTTCACTGCAAAACAGAATTCTTTTTTTTCTCATCTTATTCCTTATCTAAACAACCAAAGTCAAATTCATTAATTCTAAATACAATATCGTCTGTGGCCTCTGTTTTCATAAACCCGTTTCTAGCCGAAGCGTAGACGGTCATTTTAGTTCCCTTCTTTCCTAGTTTAGCGATTGTCTCTGCACCGCTAGCCCAAGCCTGTAAGGTGATTGTTGTAGGAACTTTTTTCTTTTCCCCACGTTTATTCTTTCGGTACTCGTAAGTCACCATCTTTACGGTGCAGCAAGCTGCACCATCTCCTCCCATATCTACCTGCGGGTCATGTAAAAGATACCCAGTAAAAGTGCAATTATTCATCAATCCCTCCGAAATTTAATATGTATCACCTGTTATACCTTGATCAGACCTATATTTCATGTATTTTATTGATAATAAATGAATTATTTTTATCAGTCTTTCCACAAAGCAGTAAATTGTTGTTCTCAAAAAGTATATATTGGTATTTTTCTCTAGTTTCTGGAAATACAACCACACTATCCAACGAACACGTTTCGTCTTCTATGGTTAAAAAGCTCATCATCTTGCCGTTTTTACATTTGTGATCTGCAACTCTGTTTACACTAGCTGCCACGCAAAGAGTTTCACCTTTTTTTCCGTCTAGTATTTCTTTACAGCTAGTATTTGCAGAAGACGTGTCTGACGATTCAATCCTAGAGATTGAAATTGGACAACCTAAAAACTTAATTTCTTGCTCAACAACCCAAGACGGATCATCTGAAAGTTCATAGGGTGGATTTTCTAGAAAACAAATCTCATTTTTTACATCTTCACTGCGAGAAATTTTACTTGTGCCGCCACCTTGCTTTTTTGTAGGCGCTAAGTCCGTAAAACATTCTGTCAGCGTTTTCCATTTTTTAGATTTGTAGTTTTCTGTAACCCACTTTATTTCAGCTTTTGTTAAGTTTTTAAATATCAAGTATTCGTATAGCGCTTTATTTCTGCTGATACCCGTTTTCTTGGTAGAGAAGAACCCTATGGAACACAGAGCCTTAAAGCCAGTTGAGTTAATTTTTGTAGACAAATATATAAGTATATCCATCCAAGTAAAGTTAGCTGGTCTTTTATTTATCTGTTCACTTGTATCGTTTATGGCATTGATAACCTTATCGCCATTAACACCAGTCAACGACTTTACATTTTTAATTCCAAAGTATATACCTTTATCAGTAATAAAAAATTCCTCTGACCATTCTGACAGCTTTGGAATTTTCACCTCAAGGTCAAAAAGCTTCGCTTCTGAAACAAGCTCGTAGACTTCTTGGTGAGGATCTTGCTTTTCATTTGCGTACATTAGGTAAGACAGAAAGAACTCTTTAGTGTGATTAGCTTTATACCAAGCGCTCAAGTATGAGTTCATGGCGTAAGCGACAGCGTGACTTTTATTGAAAGAATATCTAGCGGACTTCTCAATCCAACCAAAGATTTCATCCGCAGTTGCTTCGTCTACGGTTTTAAGCCTCTTACAGCCTGATATGAAGTCTTTTCTAACCCTAGCCATAAGATCGGCTTTCTTCTTTCCAATTGCCTTACGAAGCACGTCAGCCTCTTGCAGATTAAATCCAGCAATCTTTTGGGCGATACGCATACACTGTTCTTGATAAATCAAAACGCCATAAGTCGGTTCAAGAATATCCTTTAGAGATTCATGTAGGTATGACACCTCTTCGACCTTGTGTTTTCTATCAACATAGTGCTGGCTCATAGACTTACCGTCAGTGATTGCTTTAAGACAACCCGGACGTAGAATACTAATCAATGCAGCAAGATCTTCCAAATTTTTAGGCTTGACTTTCTTTGACCAAGAGCGACCAAGGTTACTCTCTAACTGAAAGATTCCTTTGGTTCTACCTTCCTCAAATAAATCCCAAGCTTTTTCATCATTATAATCAATCATTATTTTCTCTCAAATATTCCATAGCTCTTTGTAAAATGTCTGGATCATCGTGAAGTAGCCCTATTCCAGAATTACAAGACGTACAAATATAGCCCCTGAATTTTAAACTGGCATGACAGTGGTCTAAAACCCATCTATCTGTTTCCGAGTTGCAGATCCTACAAACACCCGGAGGAGGAACTGGATTCTCAATTCTTAACTTCTTTCTGATATCTGATTGCTGCTTATGACACTTCTTGCATCTATTTCTAGTAGCTCTATGTTTACCATCAGCTTTTACAAATTCAGAATCAGGTTTAGTTTCCTTGCAGGTTTTACAGGTTTTATAGGTAAGTGTTCCCATCTGCGAATGCCTTTTCAAGTTTTAGGTTTCTGTAAACAGCACGATGTGTCTTCATAAACTTAATCATTAGATTGGCCGTATCCTTAACGTCCTGTAGGGCATCGTGAGCATTATCTTTTGACATTCCCATTCTGTCTCTAATGGTATCCATACTTCTAGATTTTATACTAGGGTCGCCTTCTGTCCACATCCAATAGTTGTCCATCATGTCAACTTTATACACTTGACTAAACAACTTTTGGCCCTGTCTAGACTCATCCCAAGGTCCATACTCTTTGCAAAACCTATTTACCAAAACCATATCGTATCCTATAATGTTATACCCTGCCGGAATGGGGGCAAAAAACGGGGTTCCCTTCCAATTATACTTGTTTACAAAGTTGCAAAACTTTGACCATACAGCTTTTGGTTTAGGGGCTTTAGATATTTCCTCTCTAGTCTTTCCTGTGACTTTTAAAGCGCCGTCTTCAATCGGACCTAAACCTTTTTTGGTAGCCTTGTCGTCATCTGTTTCTGCCCATATTTCACTGTTAAAAGTGCCTTTAAGTTTAAAGTTTCTACCATCCAAAGCTAATGCCGCCAATTGGGTGGCTTGGCAAGTATGTGGATTTCTACCACCTGTCTCAAAGTCAAATACAATTATATCTCTATTCATTTAATATTTCCTTTATTTTCATTACCTTGTCAAGAGTGGATAATCCTAGCACATCAAATTTAACGTGACCAAGCGCTTCTAGATCTGACATTTCTAGTCCAGCGATTTTTTCATCTGCGTTTTTTTGGGTAGCCATAGGGCAAACTTTGTGTAGTGGCTCTGCTGAGATAACAACGCCCGCAGCATGTTTACCCTGAGTTTTGAAAGTTCCTTCTATCTTAATTGCTTTATCAAACATGTCAGCGTAATCACCTTCTAGCTGCCCTTCTTCGTTAACAAAACAATACCCTCTTAGTTCTTCTGGGTTGTTTATCAAAGCCCACTTAATAATAGACCTCTCGTCGTCATCCATTTGTGATAATTGATCTGATATGTCTGCTTCGTTTGGTATAACTTTTGTGATTTCATTCATTTCCGAAAATCCACACGCTTGATAAACCCTAAGCACTTCTTTCAAAGCGCTTCTTCCTTGCAGTCTACCGAATGTGAGCATCTGACTAACTCTTTCTGTTCCGTAAGTTTTACGAAGATAATCAATAACTTCATCTCGTTTCCCGGCAGGAACGTCCATGTCAATGTCAGGAAGAGAAACGTTGCCGTCAGTATTTCTACCAGAGTTATAGAATCTTTCAAAGATTAAATCAAACTTTACCGGATCTACTTGAGTAACACCAATAAGGTAAGAAATTAAACAGCCAGCGGCAGAGCCTCGACCGGGACCAGCCATCCAACCTTGATTTTCCACATGGCGAATAATATCACTAACAATTAGAAAGTAACCAAATAGATTAGCTTGTTTAATAACCTCAAATTCTTTGTTAAATCTTTCCCCATACAAGTCCCACTTGTCGTCACCTTTTTTAATATCTCTACCTAGCTTTTCGCTCCATCCCTTTCTGGCTAGCTTGCGTAGGTAATCTTCTTCGGACTGACCGTTGGGACACGGGAATGTAGGAAGCATTGGATTGTTAAGAATATCATATTGCTCACACTCTTCTAGTATGTCGTCAAATTGCGTTGTTTTAACAGAAAGATCTTTAAGATAAAAATTATCTTTGTTAAAAAACTTTTGCAGAGATGTATCTTTAGCTTTCTCTTTAGCGTTTGACATGGTACACTTTAGATTAGAACACAATAGAACCCTATGGAGTTCTGCGTCTTCTTTTTGCACATAGTAAGACTCTGGAAAATCTTTGTTGGGTTTTACTTTAAATAGATTTTTACTTTTAATAGACTTTGCTAAAAGCTTGGCGTCTACTTCGTCATTTTGAATTGACGACACAAGTTCTATAAGTTCGTACCAGCCGTCTTTGTTTTTTGCAAACAAACTGAAGCCATCAAAGCTACAGCCAATGATCGGCATGATGTTATTTTTCTTACAAGCTAAGTAAAAAGATACAGCGCCAGAGATACTTTTGTAGTCAGCTATGCCGCAAGCTTTGTATCCGCGAATCTTGCACTCTGAAACAAGTTCGTCTGGCTTAGAAAACGCACGAAGAAGTGAATAGTGCGTGTAGTTACACAACGGGAACCAAGTCATCAATATTTCCTTTCAATAAAAAATGCGGCGCAAGTGTTAGCTGTACGCCGCTTGTTCAATATATTATAGATCTATGAATTGCTTTTTTCAAGTCAATTACGAATTACTGCAAGAAATAACCTGTAGCAACCCCTATCCCCAGAGAGACAACTAAGGATAAAATGTAACCACTAGTGCCGCAGCACATCCTGATTGTATATTTTGGTATATCCTCTTTATTTTGTCTCGCTCTCTCTAGCCCTCTTAAAACATCTGAATCAGAGAACAACATGTGCTGTAAGTCTCCATCTTCATCTTCTACAACAATTAAGTTGTACCTTTTGTTAGCGGGACCGCGCTTATTTTTATTTACAACAGAGTAAATTTTAGTTGGGGTCATTCCGTGAATCATAAATATCTCCTACCATGCTCGACAAGACCAGTAACGTGCTTTCCAACGAGGGCCGGGGTTAGAGCAGTTATGTCTTGCTCTAAAGTTCTTTCGACGGCCCGGAATATTCTTTTTGATTTTCATGTTTGGATCACCAAACCTTACGATTACCACTTTCCCTGATCCATTCTTTACATACACTGCGCTTTTCTTTGGACCTCCGGGGGTTTTGAAGGGTTTGCCAAGCTTTACTTTTCGACCCTGATACTCTGCTGACTCTGTATAGTCCAGCTCTGCCTTGCCTTTGTATACTAAAAATCTATCGTCTTTTTTGTAAATTCCTTTTCGTTCGTATTTGTAAAGCTGTCCGGTTTTTGGGTCTTCGTACTCGAAACCTGCAATAGCTTCACCTTTGCTAGATCGCTTGTGACTAGAAGGTAGAAGGTCGTTGTCTGTAGTATATTTCGGATTTGAAGGAGTTCCTGTTCTAAGCAACTTTAGAAAAGCGTTTACTCTAGCGATTGCCCATCCATGACGACTCATTTTGGGTGCATGGCTAGTAGAGAAAGCGCCAGCGCCACGGCGATATACTGCTTTAAGCATACCTAGTGTAGCTTTAGAGCCTTTACCTTTAGCGTTGTGTTCTTTAACCTTTGCTGAAAGTTGAGCAGTTACTTCCTTACTAAACGTGACTTTACCTGAGCCATCTTTTGCGCTGTCGGGTTTATTCTTTTTAGAGCCTTTCTTTTGGTCTTTCTTGGGAGCTGGAGTTCTGCGTGGATCTTTTGGTCCCGGTTTGTCAGCTTCAGCATGATCTGCGTAGGTGAGATACTCATCAGACTGAGCGCGTTTTAGCTGATCTTGAGTTGGTCTTCCTTCTTTTTCAGTTTTAGCAGGCTTGTAATTTTTTCCTTGTTTTTGTTTCTTTCTGCGGATGTTCTCCCAGAGGCCGGGACGATCTGCCGCCCAGTTCCACTCTTCTGTTTCTTCTCCTACGTCTTCATATTCCGCTTCTGCTGGAACATAAAAATTTTCTTCTGTAATTTCTTCTGTCCAACCATGTTCATCCATATCAAAACCTAAGTTTTTATTATAATGTAAGGATTGGTCAATATCAAAAACGTAATCTTTTTTGGGGTCAGACATTATCTGCTCCTATGAATTTGTAAATTTGGAAATAACTTATATCTAACATCTTGCCAAATAGCTCCAGATATTACCATAGAAGCTTCATTGTCAGAAGGGTAATGAACTCCTTGTAAACATCTAGCTAGTCCAGCAAGATTTATCATCTTAAAAAATTCAGAAGAATAATTTGGATACATATCGGCAAAGAGGTACGCACCCAATGCAGCGTAAGCAGTGTGTCCAGAAGGATACGCTGGAGTGTGATGGGTTTTTGTCTCTACTACCTCTATTTTAAAATTCAAAGCTTCTGATAACTGTTTAGGTCTTGGTCTATTAAACTTATGTTTTAAATTCAAGATTACTGACTTTGAAATCTTCCATATCTTTTCAAGATCTTTTTTTGGCACAGGTTGACCAATCTTATTAAAGATAGGTTTGAATAGGTCTATAGGATCTTTGTCAACTAAGTTTATTAGATTTTTGTCTTCATAACTTAAATTGTTTGTTATTTTCTCTAAGTAAGCAAGTTCTTTTTTTGTTTGCTCAGACGTATTTTTTGGAGGGTCTGGCAAAACACCTTGCCAATCTATTGTCAAAATATTATTTACCTTCCAAGTTTTTGGCTTGTCTGTATAAACAATAGAATCTAATCTTGACGAAATAGATTTATTTATTTCTGATATTATATCCATTATCTTCTGTAGTTAAAGTAATAGTTTACGGGTGGCTGATAACCATTATAGTAATTAAAGGTAGTAACCTGCGGGATGCTGTAGAACTGCGCGTTAACACCTACCGTTACTGTTCTTCTGTATGGATCAACATATGCTCCATTGATGTTTAAAGTTGTACCTTGTGGTAGCCATACAACGTGCGGTTGATAGCCAACAACTCTTCGTTGACCCCAAGGCCACTGAGCCGAAGCTGTATCACACATGACACAAAAACAAAACACTGCAACAAGTCCTGCGATTAAATTCTTCATGCTATATCCTTTAAAATATTTTTAGAATCTTCTTTTACGATACTATGAGGTCTGCCATCCGTAGCAGTGTATCGCGTTGGTTTCATCATATCCAGATGGTCATAAATAGTCCAAGCCAAATCCTCCGGTCCACATCTGCCTTGGTCAAAGTCGTCTGCGTTAGGGCTTGACGCTCCAATGGTGCGTCCCATTTCATAGCTACCACAACTAATCATTAGCGGTGCTAGTTTACCAAAGTGATCTCTACCTTGATTTTGATTTACTTTTGGGGTTCTGCCAAACTCGGAAGTAACCACAAGCATAACACGTTCATACATACCTCTAGCTTCTAGGGTATCCATAATCTTACCAAGATAATGATCTAGCTCTACTTGTTTTGTAGATAGTGCTTGACCAATATTTGTGTGCATGTCCCAACCGCCATAACTTAATGAGACAAACTTAGAGCCAGCTTCTAGCAATCTAATTGCAGTAAGGGCATCCTGCCCTAAAGTCGCTTCCTTGAACTTATCATAGTCTTTATCATTTTCAAAACGAAAAGCTTTTGAGCCATTGCCCAAGATAATATCAACAGATTGATTACGAAGATCGCTCCAGTCTTTTGCCATCTGTTGTTTTTTAGCGATAAAATTACCATCAATTACATTAAGGGCATGAAGTCTACGTTTGAAATCATCACTCTTACCAAGTAGCTGTAAGTCTTTACGACCTTCTCTAGTAGCATCAAATCCTGTGTATTTTCCGCCAAGCCAAGCCGCCCCATTGTGGTCGTAAGATCCTAGCTTAACGTATGTAGGCAATCCATCGTCTGTGTTTACACCGTGATGCTTGCTCATCATAGAGCCGTAGCTGGGCCATTTAGAGCTTGTTCCAGCCCCAAAGTTTGCTTCACCTGTAACAACCCAGTGAACAGCAGATGCGTGATTTTGATCTCTGTGACCAAACGATCTAGGGATTGCAATTTTATCTGTACGCTTAGACACTTCTTTAAACAAACCGCCTAGCTCTACGCCTGCGACATTTGTTTTAGTAGCACCTGTTACAGATCGCCTGTCAGCAGGAGCAAATGGTACAGGATTAAAAGTCTCAATATGAGAAGCCCCACCGCCAAGAAAAAGGAACAATACTGCGGTATCGTCCTTCTTTTTGTCGTCGGCGTAAGTCGCTGTGATATTTCCGTAAGCAAAAGTAGTTGCTCCTAATTTAACAAAATCTCTTCTTTTCATAATATGATCTCTCTTTTAGCTCGCGGCGAAACCGGCAACAACGTCTTCATATATACATCTAGGCACAGACGCAAATTCGTCGAGGCAAAGGGGCTGATTCCACTCACATCTATAACCTCTGATATCCTCTCCAGTCAGAGTCTCCAACTGTGCATTACTAGGTTCTAGTTCTAAAGAGTCTCTAACTAAAGCAGTGCCAAGACAAGCTGCTGACAGACCCCTTATAAAATCTCTTCTTTTCATAATATCATCCCGGCGCTTCGTAGTAACCTATTGAAAACCCTTCTTTAGTACAATCTTTGATGGTTTGGTCCATCCCGTCTTTTTTTAACTTCTTCTCTATAAATATACACATTTTTTCGTCAGTTCCGGGCCAATTGTTTTTATAAAAGTGACACAACCTCTGACATTTGAAGCTAGACCTGTCCGATCTTATCGGTTTAGGTAGTACATTATCACGTATATCTTCAAATCGTTTCTTCAACATTCCTAAGAATCTTTTCTCGTCTTCTGGCCCAAGACAGATACTAAACGGCATTGGGTCAACCTTGCCATCTTTATCTTTATAAAAGAAAATACTCATAATCCTGTTTGGAAAATCTTTATATATTTTTGATATAGCGTAAAAATACAACAGCAACTGAGGGTCGTTTTCTAGTTTTTTGTAATCTTTTACTTGACCCGTGGTCCAATCCATCCTGCGGCCACTTTTCCAGTCAACAACTTCAATTGTATCGTCTGAAATCAGTGTTGTCAAGTCAATAGTACCTTTGATTGCTAATTGACCTTTTACGATCTCTCCATCAATTTCATATTCAAATTTAGCCCAATCTTCTTCAATTGGTATGTCAAACTGAGCTTCTGGATGGTAAATATTTCTTTGTCTAGGGTCAAAAAGACTGTCTGAATGGTTAAGGAAAGTAAATACCGTATCCCTGACAACCTTTCTGTCTCCCTTTGTAAAGTTATGAATTGATCCTTTTGCGTAATCAGTAACTGCTAGTTCGCACATTCTCTCCACAAAATCATCTGTATACAATTCATCTTTAGTTATTCTTATTTTACCACACTTGTCGTCTTCAATAACTAAGTATTTTCTCTTAGGGTTGTCTTGTTGAAATTTCTTTAACCCCGCTAAGATTTCCATAACCTTGTGCGCCATAGTTCCTAAATCTGCTTTTTTATTACTATCAGATCTATAACCTAGAACATAAGTTAAGAAATATTGCATTTGGCAGAAGTCATAATTGTTGTAACTTGACGATCTAATATAAGTGACTATCATTAAATTTCCTCCATTAGAGATTTTACTTCTTTAATTGTGTCGTCGATTGTCATTTTTTTATTATCAAGAACACGCCAGAAATTAGAATGGTCATAGTTGTCTACACTTAGCGCAGTCTCGCTTTCGTGGTTGTCATTATGAACATCTCTTTCTAGCCTCAAGACTTTTCCACCAGCTTTATTGATTGCTTCAACTTCGTTTGGAAATCTAACATCTGCTACAACGGCAAGGTCGCTACCTTCTTTTGTAATCTTATTTAGACATGCGTTTGTCCATACGTTTGGATGAATCTTACGCATAATATCTGTACCAAAGAATTGCATAAATTCGCGAGCCGTCATCTCGCCCTCTCTCCAATTCCAACTTTTCTTTGCGTCTACAGGCATCTTTTTCATTAGCTTCATATTCTGAAACCGTGGCATGTCTTCCCAGCGAATATCAGAAAGAGTCTGATTTTTTTGGTCGTCTGTTCCATACGCCTGCTCGTAAGTAAAGCCAAATAAATTTATGCACATGTCTTTTACGGGGTCTGCAAAGTTGTAAAGCTTAACGTAGGGCCACATATTGTAGTGAGCATACTCCATAAATTCTTCATCTTTTCTCTCGGTGTCAAACTCACCCCAACCTTCTTTGCCTTGACTGTTTTCTGTTTTAATGATAAGTTTTCCGTTTTGATTTAAATTATACTCTTTCACTAGACCTTTGTTTAATAAAACTTGACCGTGAATAATATTAGCAACGGTTGTTTTTCCTGCTTGTTTTTTTCCAGAAATCCCTAAAATCATTAATGTGTACCTTTTAAATCTGAAAGAATATTATCTTGTATAGCTTTTATTGACATGTCACCAATATCTTTCCCCGCAAACTTTGGGAATTTTAAATTGAATGACCTAAATAGTTCTCTTTGTATTTTTATTTTTGACTCTCTACCAGCTTGATCATTGTCTGTCAACACGACTAATTTTGTTGCGCCACTTTTTAGCAGTAGTTCCTTTTGTTTGTTAGATATATCTTTACCAAAAAGCCCAACACAGTTGGTAACTCCAGCTTCGTGCATCCTCCAGACATCTCCTTGCCCTTCTACCAAAAAGAGAGTTGCGGTTTCTAAAGATCTAACTAATGCTTTATCATAATTATATAAATAGTTTGCTTTCTTAAAACCTTGTGAAAACAAATATTTTGGCGACTGCCAAGGCTTAGTAGCTCTAGCTATGAAACCGACCCTCTCTCCTTCATAAAAAACAGGAATAATTGCCCTGTCCTTCATTGCTGACCCTTTTTCTATGCATTCTTCAACACCGAAATGTCTAAGAGTATCGACATAAAAACCTCTGGATTCAAAATATAGTGAGTTCCCGCAGGTTCGTATATCTTCTACTGTTATAGAGTCAAGTGACGTATTGTGCTTAAAGATTTCTACTATTTCGCTAAAATCTTTGTATGGATCTTCTATTTTCTCTTTCTTGTTTTCTGTGTCTCTAATGTTATAGAGCTTACATACATACCTTAACACGTCAGAGAAAGAAGCGTCCTGCCCCCTCTCTGTGAATATAGATTGTATAAAACCAAAAATGTTTGTGCTACTATCTTCGTGGCAGTTTCTTGTCCAACACCGCCAGTTCTTGTGTGTTAAAGATATTGACAAACCATTGTCATTGTCTCCATGATGTATGGGACATCTCATAAACACGTTGTTATTTTTAGTTTGATAATCTAGCTCTAGGTCGTTTAAAAGTAAGAACAGGTCTTTAAATATAAGATCTCTGACCTCATTCAAGTCAAGCTTTTGTTTTGTTGTATTCATACCAAAGCAGTCCAATGTTTGCTAACGTGTAAGAAAACCACATCAATGAGTGGGGCCAATCTTTCTGTCTCAAATTTCCAACAAATACTATAAAATAACAAGCAGTTGCTATCACTATAGGTAAAATATTCATCTAACATCTCTCTCAAGATGACTAACATACTTTACAAATACTTCTTCTTGTAGGTCATAGAATAACCTTCCACCTTCCGTTTTATTTAACGAGTAGGTAGATTCTGTCATTAAGCCACTGTCATACACTTTGGTAACCTTGTAGGTAGATTGCGGTTTAGGTAGCGGTATTACATCTCCATGAGAAGGTCCACCATTAAATTCCGCTTCGTATTTACTCATTTGTTTCCTCGTCAAAAGGTAATTCTGCACCTTCTATGGCATCAGCCCCTCCGGTGGCAACAAGTTCATCTCTAGTTCTCAATTCTGTAAGCAGTGCATGTTGCCCACTCATATTTAAATTTATATAATTTCCATCTTGCATACCCGGACCATGACGAGAAACGATAGGAACAAGTTTTCTATTACCTGCGCGTGGACCGTCTTCTGCCGTCTCTTCTGCTGACTTTTCTTTGAAGATAGAGAATGATGTGCATAGCCAGATAAGTCTGTCAGAACCGCTTACGGCATCCGTAGATTCTTTTGTTATGCCATCTCTATTTAACTGCACAAAGGACAGGCAGGCAAAGTCATACTTAACTGCAAGATTATGAAGGTTGGTAATTTGAAAACCAAGAGCTTGATATTCTTGTATGTTATTACTTATGGAAGTAGAAGACATTAGTTTAAGATAATCGTAGACCACTAAACATTCATTTGTTCTTCCGTTTTCATCTGTGCCAACTTCTTGAAGTACCCATCTTTTTATAACATTTAAGATTGACTCAAAGGGCATCCCTGCCACTGTAGCGTATGTATATGGAATGTTTTTTATTTCTTCTACTGCATTTTGAACAGCTATATGCTGTTCTTCGTCATGCTCAAAAGATCCAGTTGAAATATCGTTGATTGGAACTTTGCTTAAACTAGCAATGATTCTATTTAGATGGTCTTCTTTGCTCATTTCTGTGTCAAGCATAAGAACTGGAACGCCAGTCTTAGCTACATTGATAGCAACATTATCTCCAAATACAGACTTGCCAACCTTTGGTCTGGCAGAAATTAAATCTACACATTTGCGACGAAGGCCACCACCAATAGCTGCATCGTATCTATCGAACCCAGTGGGTATACCAAGTTGATCGCATTTGTTCTCAAGTAAAAATTCAATATACTCATCTACTCCATCACCTATTTTCTCTGGTTTTTTATTGTTATCATCTTCTTTTAAGAAATCAACAATAGGATTTTCAATGATTGATACAATTTCATCAACATCTTCATCTCCGGTGATCTGCTCTGCATCGTATGATATTTGCTTTGCTAGTCTTTGTATCTTTCTAGCTAATTCAAACTTCTTAATTTGAGCAGCAAAGTGAATTATATTATCTTTCTTTACTGGAAAATCCATTAAAGACTTTACATACTTTAACTCTCTTGTGTCTTTAAGTGTTTCAGAAAATCCTAACCTTTCAGCAGAAGACATGATAGAAGCTATGTCAACTTCTGCTTCACTAGCAAATATCTTCTCAAGGCATTTGTAAATAATTTGATTATTATGAGCAGCAAAACTGCTGTGTTCTAGTAAATCGGAAACTTCAATGTATGATTCTAAACCGTGAGCAAAAAGGCCAGCAAGTACTGCTCTTTCTGCTCCGAGATCTTGCAATATTTTAGTCATTTTTACTTACCGCCACATCGGTTACACCTTTGATACTCACCGTAAACTAGATTAGCATTCATTTGAAATTCTTTTCCGCAGACGTGACATTCTACATCCACAATGTTTGCCTTTTTTCTGTTTCTTGGGGTTCTCTTGATTTTGGGTGTATCCGTATCAGAAAATTCAAGCCCATCGTCTTGCCAAGTGTTCTTTTTGAACTTCACAACTTCTCTCCTGCCTTTAGGTTTAGTGTTATCTTTATGCATAGTAAAATTATTTTCAGCTTCTTTAGGCTCAGAAGATACGAGTTCTTCTGAGTCAGAGGGTGCAACCTGCTGTTTTTCTTCAGACAGACTAGACGTTAATTGTTCAAGTAGCGCCTGTTTTTGTTCAGGTGTTAGGTTTTTGATTAAATCTTTGTCTATCATTTTCTTTTACCCTTTTCAAATAGTATGTCTGCTTTTCTTCTAACATTGTACTCTCTAGACTTAATATTTTCAAGCCTTCCTTGCGCAGTTAGTTTCCATTCATTGATTTTTCTTGCTAAGTCGTCATTTCTAAGGATGGTAGCGACCTTTGTTTCATGTTTAGCGTATGTGTCCCAAACTCCGCTGTTTAAAGCTTCTGATATTATACTCTGTAATGAGTTTTCACACCATCGTATTACATTTTCACACTGGGCGCGTTCTGTTCCAACGTGATCTACATATTGCATTAATTGATATGCGTAACCAAAGCAATCGTCTTGTGTAAGCTTATCTAAGTTACTTAACGATAAAGTTTCAGCTACGGCAAATTCTGGATTAAATTTAGTAGGAGTTATATTCTTGGCAGTAATATATGCTTCGATACCATCTAGAAACTCTTTCAATCTTTCAGCGGCTGTCAATTTGTTTTCTCCAATCTTCTATACTGTCTGAATATTTAAGGGCAATTAATTCTATGTCATTTAAAGTACACCAGTCTTCTTTTATAAAGTCTCTTTTACGCGAAGTCAAGAACCCAGCTTTGGTTTTATGAAAAAACTTACAGAACTCATAGTGTTGTTGTCCGTGAACTTCAACACCCAACTGTAAGTTGGGAATAAAAAAGTCTAGAAATAATGTAGACTTCTTGGCTGGATCTCTTGACCCCGGTAATTTAACTTCTTCTAAAACGCTGTAACCTGAAAACATTTCGTGCAATAATTTTCTTGCTGCCATGTGGTACTTTGATTTAACTGTTTTATCGTCGTTTTTTATAATGTATTTTTTTAAATCTAAATTATATTCACGACCATTTAAACCAAGGACTTTCATAGTACATTTCTTATTTCTTCGTATAAAAATTGCTGAATCTCCTCGTTCTGTTCAATAAAATCGCCAAGTTTTGACATTCCTTGAAATTTAAAGAATTTTTCTACTGCGTCCGCATTGTTTACATCCACTTCGTTTTTCTTTAACAGCGCTTGTATGGCTGGATCTTTTTGGTTTTCTATAGCTGTAGTCACTGTGTACCAAGCTCCAGCCTGCTTAATAAATGTAAGCTCGTTGGCAATTTCACACAATTCCCTGACTTCATCAATGCCAGTTCCATATCTAATATATGAAACGGCGTTGGAGTTAGGTTTACCTCCAGCCGCTGTTGTTTTAACAAGCCAATTAGCAACTTGTCCAACGTCATGCCCATTGTCATCTGTTTCTTCCCATTTTCCTCTGTGGGTAATCACCATGTTAGTGCCTGCTTGATACTGAAGCATATTTCCAGCATCAGCCATCTTAGCTGGAGACCAGCGAGACCCACCGGTGTTAGCAATGTTATGAGTGATAAAAATTAAGATCGCTCTAGTTCTTGCTACGTCATTACTAATTCTTTTAAAGAACATAGCCAATAGGCGTGGAAGCTGCGCCCTTACGCCTGTGCGAACTTCACCGTCTAGCTCATCTTGCGGAACCATGTTTGACACAGAGTCAATAATAGCCACAAAGTCTGGCTGATTTTTAACATACAATTCTAATGAATTTAAAAACTCTTCAGCAGAGACTACGGGTTTATTGTCTGTAGCTTGAATGATTTTAATTTTATCTGCGTCAAGACCTTTTATTCCAATAAAGTTTTCTTTTGTTAACCTACCCTCTGTATTAAAGTAAACAACATTTTTGCCAGCGAGTTGAGCTTTTGCCGCAAAGTAAAGAGATGTAGTGGTTTTCCCTGTCTTTGGATCTCCAGTCATCACTACTACGCTACCCTCTCTGAGACCTCCACCTAACGCCAAGTCTAGTGCTGGTGAAATTCCTATTGTCTTAAAAGTCTGTAGGTCTGATAATACTTTAGTTCCTTGTTCTACAATGTCTCCATATTTAGCAATAACTTGATTACTTACTATATCGTCATCAAACTTAGCCTTCGCTTTCTTTTTTGCCATTATCTAATCCTCTCAATTTGTTAAATTTAGATTTCTTTCCGTAAGATTTTTTTCTTGTCTTTGGTTCTTCTTTTACATTTAAGTCTTGCTTCTTGTCTTTATTGTCTTTCATTAATTTAAGTTGCTTTTCAATTTCTGGAACAACCCTTTTGTTTTTTAGAGAAAAAACTTTAGATAGGTAAGGCGAGTTGACTGCTTTTACCACGGCCACTTCTCCATATTTTTTAACAAGGGCGTTAGCGGCAAACAACTGCTGCTTAAAAGTCCAGTCCCAAGGTTTTTTATTCCAGAATTTGTAACCTAGTTTACCTTCATTTTTGTGTTCTGCAAGTCTTATGCACATTAATTCTGCTAAATAAGAAGCGCAAGTGCAATGGTCTCCCGTTGACTGATGCTTATATTTGCTTTTTTCAGTTCTTTTTCTTTTTGTCATAGATAATTGATTCTTCAAAACAGCCCGATTCATGATCTTTATATTCTCTTTCAATTATTAACTCAGGTATTAACCACAATGTTTTATCAACAACTCCATCTTTAATTTTACCGATAGTGTAAGTATTTTTACTATCTGACCCAAGCATACCCACTACAGATTTAGCAAAATATATACCATCAATATCCGTTATGTCAATCCTCTCTCTGTGAGATTTAAATTGAATACTCAACTTACTCAGAAAGACTTCGTTGTTGTCGCAATATCTTTTTAACTCATGCCAACGGTCAGTGTTGTCAATAAAGTATTCAGTACCGTCTTTAAGGGTTACAATTAACCATGTAGCCCTAATGTTTGTTCTAAATATTTCTGACCACTTGTCTCTATTGTTTATCTGATGTTCGTCGTGCATTTTGCGCTCGGTTTATTTTTCCTGTTCTGTTTTTTTATTTCGTCACCAAGCTCTGAAGCGGCTTGTGTCATAACCGTTGAGCCTTTATGTGAAGCAAACAAGTTTGATTTTTCTTCCTGTGTTTTAACA